TCCTGAACTGTTTGTTTTGTCTTGTGCCGAAGCAACAAATATCATTGGGACTGTGCCCGGTTCTGCTGGTGTGTAGAAACTTTCGTCTATTACACTAACCTGTACTCCTGGTGAAACTAATGCCATTTTTTCTATCTCCTATTAAAGTGTAAAACTTTATTATTGTTAGTATTTATGACGATTGCTCAAATCGTGCAGTATTACACACCAAAGAAAAGGGACAGAAAAGGGCAGGTAAATACAGTCGTATGAGACCATTATGTACCAAATGTAACGAAAGACCATCTGCTGTAAACTATAAAAAGGCAGGCAAAACCTATTACAGAAAACAGTGTGAACAGTGTTTGCGATATGGTGGTCCCAGTGGATATCAGCCCAAATGGTACGTGGCTGGTTATAGAGCAAAGGACAAATGTGACAAGTGTGGTCACACCAGCAAGTTCAAACAACACTTTAACGTGTTTCACGTGGATGGTGATTTAAATAATTGTAAATTTAATAATCTTAAAACGGTGTGTGCTAATTGCCAAAGATCTTTGCACCTTGAAGGAATCCGTTGGCAACAAGGCGATCTTGTACCTGATTTTTAAGTTCTGAAATTGTGCCATTGTTGGTGAATTCTGCGTTGAAATCGGTGTTGGCCCATGCCCATTCTGATGGATGTACATCTTTGGGTTTTTGTCCTATGTCTTGATACATTCTAAACCAAACAGGCAGTTGTCCTCTTTTTACCCACCATACTTCGCCTTTGATTTCTTTTATCATATCTGCTTCGTTTTCAAAACGCACATCAGGAATAACCCAATTGATTTGAGGGTTGTCTAATATTTTCTTTTTTGTTAAACTTACCCACACACCATCATAAAATCCGTCTCTCATGCATTCTGTACCGAACACTTGTAGCACATATCTTGGAGTGATGGTTCGGCCCATTTCTTTGCTCCAGAATTCGTCAGGTTGTTCCCTCCAGGTTCTGCTCATGTCAGTTTTGCCATCCAGCAACTGTCGATCCCAATCAAACATTTCGGCCACACTGTCCTTAAGTTTGTCGGCAAAAGATAATTTTTGAAAATTGTGTTCTTTTACTAAAAAGTCAGCGATGGTATCTTTGCCTGAACCTATCAGTCCGCATATTCCTATAATCATAATTGTAATTGTGTTGTACCTACTCCTACCTTGCCTTTAACAAAAAAATTAAATGCTAAACTTAATCTATCTTTGTCTGCATCTTGCGGAGGTACTGTGTGTTCTAACCAAGATGGAAACATATACAGATCATTTTTTTTAGGCTTCATGCCGTAATAATCTACATTGTATTGGTTTTGATTTTTATTTCTAAAAGTTGGTTTAATTGTTTCGTGAAAAAGATTTGTGTAAAAATAAGGTTTGTTAAATATTATCGGAGCAGATGTGTCATCACTTTCAACATAATACACTCCACTAATCATTGCATTTGGGTGTGAATGTTGAACAATATGATCACCCTTTCCATTTTTGTTTACCCAACTTGTTGTTAATTCAAAATCTTGTTCAATATCTAATACATCGCTTACAAAATGATTCATTACTTTCAATATCTGTTGTCTAAGATTTTTTAATTGAGGTTGATTCAATACTTGCATTCCTGCATTTTTTGGTTCTTCATTTTCGGCGTCATATAAACCAACGCTTTGTGGAGGAAATTTTAAATTTTTTATCCAAGATTCTTCCATGGGATCCAAAGGATCCAGAACAGTTTTGTATAATGGTACTGAAAATAATGGAGTAACTTGATGTTTCATATAGTGTATATTACTATATGTTTAGTTGATTGTCAACTAAGATTTAACCAATTGTGAAAGAATATCCAACTCCACCACCTGTCTGAGTCTTGACTTCTATTTCGAGTCTTTCCATTTCGGTAGCGGCTTCGGTTTTGAGAGCATCACCATTCAATGATGATCCTCCTTGTGGGCCTGCTATGGTGTTGAATTTGCTTCTGGCTTCACCCAGCATATACTTGCATTTTGCTAGAGTGTAATCTTTTAACCATTTTTTTGCCAAATAATCTTTTAATAATTCTGAATCTGGTCTGTAATTGTAACACTCTAAAAGAACTTCTTCACCTGTTCTTGGTCTTTGAAGAATGGTCAATTTGTGAGTGGTTGGATTCCATTTGAATTCTATAAATGAACCAAACATACGACCTACCAGTTCTTGATATTGAGCAAACATATTGTACGTGGCAACTCCGCCCATGTTGGATGATGCTAATAGATAAGTGTTGGTGTATGCCAGATTGAATGGTTCGAAAATTGTACCGCCATCTCCACCACCAGAACGTGATCCAATTGATCTTCTAAAAATTTGTCTCACTTCGATCACTTCGTTTGGCAAAATATAATCATTTTGATCCTGTACCAATGGCAGGAACATATAACTTTCTTCTACAGAATTGTCAGATCTCTGTCTAAATCTATCCAAAGCATCTTGAAGTGCTGTTTCGTAGTGTGCCGGATCCAGTTCTACGTCTACCATACCACCGCCTAGGCTGGTGTAAACATAGTCGAAAATCTCTTGTTTTTGTGTGGTCAAATCGCTCATACAGTTTTCCTTATACATATTTATCGTCCGATAAATATATGTATATGCCTAGATTAAGTCTTTACAAACCAGAAAAAGGGAACGATTACACATTCTTAGACAAAACAGTGGTCGAAATGTTCACTGTGGGCGGTACCGATGTGTTTGTTCACAAATACCTAGGACCACGCAATCCTGATGAAGCAGAAGCCACTGCCGCACAGCCTAGATATGATGCTGTCAAAGAAACCAATATTCAAGACATGCTGTTCTTAGAAAATAGAGATAGAAAATATAGTCCAGACATTTACAGCATAAGAGGCATTTACAACGTGCAGGATATTGACTTCGATATGAGTCAATTTGGACTGTTTTTACAAAATGACACATTATTCATGACCATCCCAATCACAACCAGTGTGAAAACTTTGGGCAGAAAAGTGATGCCGGGTGATGTGTTTGAATTGCCTCATCTAAAAGACGAGTACGCATTGAACGATTTCAATGTGGCGTTGAAAAGATTTTATGTGGTAGAAGATGTAAACAGAGCGGCAGAAGGATTTTCTCAAACTTGGTATCCACATCTGTACAGAGTTAAATTAAAACAGATCTACGACTCACAAGAATTCAAAGAAATATTAAACAAAGATGCTGGAGCAGGTGATGGCAAAACATTGAGAGATGTGCTTTCAACTTATGAACAAGAAATGCAGATCAACAATGCCGTTATTGCTCAGGCAGAAGCAGATTCACCCAAGTCAGGCTACGACATCGCACACTTTTACACACTTCAAGTGGATGATCAAGGTAAACCTGAATTAGTTACAACAGATATATCCACATTAGACACTTCAACTGCGAACACTCTCACAGACAGAGTTAATCAAACACCTACCAAAGAAGGTTATGATGGATACCTTTTAGGTGACGGTGTGCCACCAAATGGTGAGCAGTTTGGATTCGGTATTTCATTCCCTACTCAATCAGACAAAGGTAGTTATTTTTTAAGAACAGATTTTTTACCAAATAGATTGTTTAGATATGATGGCGGAAGATGGGTTAAGATGGAAGACAATGTGCGTATGACACTTACAAATACAGATACAAGAAGCAATCTTAAAGGAACATTTATTAACAACACAAAAACATCAACCATTGCTGGAGAAACTGTGGAAGAACGTCAGAGTTTATCACAAGCACTCAAACCAAAGGCGGATAATTAATGCAGTTTTTTTACGACGGACAAATAAGAAGGTATATTACTCAAGTTATAAGATTGATGAGTAGTTTTTCATACAAAGACGGTGATGGAGCATTGAAAACTATTCCAGTAATGTATGGAGATATTTCAAGACAGGTGAGTCATATCATAAGAGACAATTCAGAAAACAAATTACCGTCTGTACCACGAATGGGCATTTATGTTACAGGCTTAGAAATGGATAGAACAAGATTATCTGATTCAAGTTTTGTAAGTAAGATTCATGTGAGAGAAAGAGCATATGATGCCAATAATAACGAATATTTAAATACCCAAGGTAAAAATGTTACTGTGGAGCGTTTAATGCCAACTCCTTACACATTGACATTGAATGCAGACATATGGACATCTAACACAGAACAAAAATTACAGATCATGGAGCAAATTATGATGTTGTTCAATCCATCATTAGAAATTCAAACCACAGACAACTACGTGGATTGGACCAGTTTAAGTGTGGTAGAACTTACCAACATTAATTTTTCGTCAAGAACTATTCCATTAGGAACAGAAACTGAAGTCGATGTTGCTACACTAGGATTTTCAACACCTATATACATTTCGCCGCCAACCAAAGTGAAAAAATTAGGAGTAATCACACACATTATTACAAGTATATTCAATGAACAAACTGGCAATATTGATCTCAGTCAAACTATGCCTGAGTTAAAAGCATATCAAGATGGTTACGAAAACAGTATTAAGTTAGATGACAACAGCAGGGCTGTTAGAAAAGACACAGATGCTGTGTTGGGCACAACTGGTATTAATTATGACATCTATGTATTAGGCAGTGTGGCACAAATTATACACAAAGGAGCAATTGGCGGTTTGGTTTGGAATGGCAACGTTGACACAATTCCTAATTTTAAAAACGGATTGAGCAAAATATATTTGAATAGAGAAGGCATCGATGCTCAAGTGGTCGGCACTGTGGCAATCAACGAAAGTAATCCTTATCAGTTATTAATTGATTGGGATGAAGACACAATACCAACTGACACAGTAATTGTTGGTCCTGCAACAACAAGCGGTTCTGTAGATTTCATTGTGGACCCTACAAAATTTAATCCTAAAGATGTCAAACAGATTGGCAAAAGATTATTGTTACTAAAAGGCATTGGCTCTACAGACAATGTAGATGGCGCAGGCGCATGGAAAGGCGACAGCAATATTGATTTGGTAGCAGGTGCCAATGACATTGTGGAGTGGAATGGTACAAATTGGCAAGTAATTTTTGATGCCAGCACCACTAAAGAATTAACGCACATTACCAATCTAAACACAGGTGTACAGTATAAGTGGAACGGTACAGAATGGTTATTGTCGTTCGAAGGTGAATATCGAAAAGGAACCTGGAAGATCTCTTAGTCACATAATTATTAGCATGAGCAGTAAAATTGTAGGGTGTGGAGCACTCTTCTACACTTTGGATACCAAACGATTCTTGTTATTACACAGAACTCAAAGCAAACAGAACCATGTGTGGGGATTGGTTGGAGGAACCACCACATCAGATGAAAATTTGTGGGAAGGCTTACAACGAGAGATTAAAGAAGAAATTGGTGAACAAAAAATTAAAAAAACTATTCCCATGGAAACATTCATCAGCAATGATGAAAACTTCCTGTATCACACTTATCTTTGTGTGGTAGAAAAAGAATTCATTCCAACATTAAACACAGAACACGATGGATATGCTTGGGTAACATTCGGCAATTGGCCCAAACCATTACACCAAGGATTAAGAAAAACTTTTCAAAACAAAACCAACCAAATCAAGTTGGACACAGTGTTCAAAATGCTTAAATTGATCAAATGAAAATAATTGGTGATGTGATGCTGGATGTATGGATACAGGGTAGTGATACCAAGGTATCTCCCGAAGCCAGTGCTTTAGTATTGAAGGAACATACACGCAATCACAACGTAGGAGGTGCTGGAAACCTCGCTTTAAACCTATCAAATCTCGGCGCAGACACGCATCTTTATGGATCGGTGGGCAACGATGCCTCTGGTCACAAAATCCAAGAGATTTTACTGCACAATAACATAAAGACGTATCTGTGCCTGGATGCTGAAACAACTACTACCAAAACAAGAATGATTGGTCCTGATGGACAACACTTGTTGAGATTGGACAAAGAACAGTACTACACAGGAGAAGAACCACAAAACAATCTAATACAAAGTCTAAAACAAGATGATGTGGTGATCATCAGTGATTATGCTAAAGGAGTTGTCAAAGAGAATCTTGTGCGTCAAATAGAAAACAAAGTTAAACGTATCTATGTTGATCCAAAGCAGAAACCTAACACATATCATGGTGTTTATCTTGTGAAACCCAACATGAAAGAATACAAATCTTGGTTTGGTGAATTTAATCCTACAGATGCAGAAATAAAAAGGGTACACAATCATTGGGAATGGTTAATTGTGACTGATGGAGCCAACGGAATACACGTGATTGGTGATTGTGTGTACAAACATATCACTGGTGATGCTGTTGAATTGGCAGATGTTAGTGGTGCTGGAGACACAGTGTTGGCAATAATTGTACACTATCACGAAATGGGTTACTCCATGATAGATGCTTGTGAATTGGCACTGAAAGGAGCCAGCAGAGTGATTCAACACAGAGGAGTCACCGTGGTTAAAAGAAATGATGTTGAGGACACTGTGGTTTGGACAAATGGAGTATTTGATATCCTGCATCAAGGACATTTAGAACTGTTAAAATTTGCCAAAGCACAAGGAGATAGATTGATTGTGGGAATCAATTCTGATGAAAGTGTGAAAAGATTAAAGGGTAGCAACAGACCATTCAACAATGCTCTGATTAGAGAGCAACAATTGAGACAATTGCCTTGGGTTGACAGAGTGGTTGTGTTCGATGAAGACACTCCATTAGAATCTATTAAAAAATACACACCTGATATCATAGTGAAAGGTGGCGATTACACTGTGGATACAACAGTGGGAAATGAATTGGCAAAAGTTAAAATATTTCCCACAGTAGAAGGTTTTTCAACCACAAATATTATAGAGAAAGTGCAAAATGAAAATTGAAATAA